TTAATGCACTGGTTTCAGGTAGCATATTTGGTGGTGTATCTGGGAATAAGATTACTGCTATTGCTGGAGAGTCTTCTACTGGAAAGACTTTTTTCTCTCTCGCCGTGGTTAAGAACTTTCTTGATACTTATCCCGATGGTTACTGTATCTACTTTGACACTGAGGCTGCTATCAATAAATCTATGCTGACTGCTCGCAGTATTGACACTGATAGATTTGCCAGAGTGGAAGTAGTTACTGTTGAAGAATTTCGTAGTAAAGCACTTAAAGCAGTTGATCTTCACTTGAAAAAACCAGTAGATGAACGCAGACCTTGTATGTTTGTGCTAGACTCTTTGGGTATGCTTTCTACTGAGAAAGAAATTACTGATGCACTAAATGATAAACAAGTTCGTGATATGACTAAATCGCAACTTATTAAGGGTGCTTTTCGTATGCTTACTTTGAAACTAGGGCAAGCAAATATTCCAATGATTGTTACCAATCACACCTACGATGTTATTGGCGCATATGTTCCTACAAAAGAAATGGGTGGTGGTAGTGGTCTTAAATATGCTGCTTCCACGATTATTCACCTTTCCAAGAAAAAGGAAAAGGATGGAACAGAAGTCGTTGGAAATATTATCAAGGCAAAGACTGCTAAGTCGCGTCTAAGTAAGGAGAATAAGGATGTTGAGGTACGCCTTTATTATGATGAGCGTGGTCTTGATCGTTACTATGGTCTTCTTGAACTCGGTGAGATTGGCGGACTTTGGAAGAATGTAGCAGGACGCTATGAGATTGATGGTAAGAAAATCTATGGTAAACAGATTCTTGCCAATCCCGATGAATACTTTACCGAAGAAGTAATGCAGCAACTTGATGCTGTCGCGAAACAACATTTCTCTTATGGAACGAATTGAGACAACTATTCTCAGAAATCTTGTATTTAATGAAAATTATTCACGAAAGGTAATTCCTTTTATACAACCTAATTATTTTGAGCAAAGAACTGAAAAAGTAGTCTTTCAGGAAATAGTAAACTTCATTGTTAAGTATGGTTCTGCAATTACGGTTGAAGCACTTAATATTGAAGTAGAAAATAGAACTGATCTTTCAGATGGAGAAATCAAAGATATTCGTGAAATTACAAAATCTTTAAACGATTCTCCTGTTGATTCTCAGTGGTTACTTGATACCACCGAAAAGTGGTGCCGAGATCGTGCCATTTATTTGGCACTTATGGAATCAATTCATATTGCAGATGGTGAAGATGAAAAGAAAAATCGTGATGCAATTCCATCAATTCTTTCTAATGCACTAGCAGTATCTTTTGATAACCATATTGGACACGATTATCTTCAAGATTATGAAGAACGATACGACTCTTATCACAGGAAAGAAAATCGCATTCCTTTTGACATTGAGTATTTTAACAAGATTACAAAAGGTGGTCTTCCTAATAAGACTCTCAACATCGCTCTTGCTGGGACAGGTGTTGGTAAGTCTCTTTTCATGTGTCATATGGCTAGCGCCTGTGTGCTTGACGGACGTAATGTGCTTTACATTACAATGGAGATGGCAGAGGAGAAAATTGCTGAGCGTATTGATGCAAACCTTCTCAATGTTCCGATTCAACAACTGGTAGATCTTCCTCGTCAGATGTTTGAAACTAAGGTTACAAACATTTCGAAGAAAACTCAGGGAACTTTAATTATTAAAGAGTATCCCACTGCTTCTGCACATAGTGGTCACTTTAAGGCACTTCTCAACGAGTTGTCCTTGAAGAAATCATTCAAACCAGATATTATTTTTATTGATTATCTGAATATTTGTGCTTCTAGTAGGTATAAGTCTAATCTTTCTGTCAATTCTTATTCTTATATTAAAGCAATCGCAGAAGAACTTAGGGGTCTTGCTGTAGAATTTAATGTTCCTATTGTATCTGCCACTCAAACTACTCGCTCAGGTTATGGTAATTCTGACGTCGAACTCACTGATACTTCTGAGTCCTTTGGTCTTCCTGCTACTGCCGATCTTATGTTTGCTCTTATCAGCACGGAAGAATTAGAGCAACTTGGTCAAATTATGGTGAAACAATTGAAGAATCGCTATAATGATCCAACTATTTACAAGCGTTTTATTGTAGGCATTGACCGTGCCAAAATGCGTCTTTATGATTGTGAACAAACTGCTCAAAAAGACATACTTGACAGTGGGCAGGATGAAGAGTATAATGATTATGAAGACAAGAAACCTAAAAAATCATTTGAAGGATTTAAATTTTAATGGAAACTATTAAGCACGTTGATTTTGATAAGTATGCAGAGTTTGTGGATGCTGTAACTTCTGATGCATCCAAAGACTTTCTTGCTCTTTCTGACCGTTTGGTCGCTCTTGATGAAAAGGGTGCAAATATTGAGCGTCTTTTGACCGCTTCTGTTGGTATCAATGCCGAAGGTGGTGAGTTTATGGAAATTGTTAAAAAAATGATCTTCCAGGGTAAACCCTATAATGAAGACAATCGTGAGCACCTGATTATTGAACTGGGTGATATTATGTGGTATGTTGCTCAGGCGTGTATGGCACTTGATGTGACCCTTGATGATGTGGTTGCTCGTAATGTACAAAAACTTCTGAAGCGTTATCCTGAGGGTGCTTTTGATGTTTACTTCTCCGAAAACCGTTCTGCTGACGACCGATGAGTAAAGAAAAGAAAGTAACAATCAAAATGGATTCTCGTTGTGCAGCAGCAGTTCGTCAAGTTCTATTTGAATCGCAAGTAGGATATACCTATGATGAAGGAAGTGTTCCTCCTCGTATTTCTGATATTCGAACTGTGATTCAAGATATTGATGATAATCTTGCTTCTGTTTTGGGAGTCTAAATAAATGACCCTTCGGGGTTTCTTGGGGAATTAGCTCAGTTGGTAGAGCGCCTGCTTTGCAAGCAGGATGTCAGCGGTTCGAGTCCGCTATTCTCCACTTGCCCAAATGGCGGAATTGGTAGACGCGCTGGGTTTAGGTTCCAGTAGAGTATTCTGTGGAGGTTCAAGTCCTCTTTTGGGCACTAAATATTTCAAAAATGGCAAGTTCTGGTATATTAAACTTCCAGAGAAACTGGCAAGGAAGTGATCACCAAACTACTGTAAAAAAGACTGTTAGTGTGTTTACTAAGAACGATTCTGGTTCTTTTCAAGCAGCAGGTGCTTTATCACCAGGAACAGAGGTAACTTATATTGATTCACTAACTGAAAATCATTTAAGAGCAGCATTCAGAACTGCCGATGGTATTGTTTATTATGGAAATGTTGATTATTTTGTTAAACCAAATTCTTTTCAGGCGCAGGCAATAAGATTGACCCCATCGAGTTTCGGATTAGCAAATCAAACATTTTTTTCAAGTGTTGACTATTATAATAGTATAATTTCCGCATTAAATTCTAGGAATGATATTCCTGGTGAATTATTTGATTATCTTTATGAATTATTAGATTATGCCTATCAAGGTTATGGTAATTATAATGGTATAAAAATGGATAATTTTCCTTGGGGTCCATTGCAAAATTCTTTTGGAGAAGTGATTGGGGCACTATCTTGTGCTAGAAACAGAGATGGTATATTGAGTGGAATAGTAAATACTGCTGGTTTGGGTGGAGCATCGATTTATATAGCTCCTGAGAGTGGAACGCTATATGATTATAAATTAATAGTTGGTAATGATGAATATTTGATATCTGCTAAGTCTGCAAGAGGTGTTTCTAACCAGGTTAAACCTCAATTCGTTATTCCTTATATTACAGAATATAATTTAACTTCAACGACTGAGTATAGAGTTCTTCAATCACTGGCAGATGAGAGGGGTAGAAAGTCCACCGTACACGGTCCTTTTTACACTTGGAGAATTATTCAAAGTAACAATGAGATAACTGATGCTTGTATTGCTGATATAAACGCAAATTATACAAGTGGACCACAATCAAATAAAAAGATATCTGATCCTTCTATTTGGCAGAATTTTGTGAATATACATATTCCTTCTAAAAAAAGTAAATCAAATATAAAAAATGTTACCTATGGTGAAATTAGATATCAATGCGAACAATCTATTGAAAGTTGGTCAAAGAGTGGAACACAAAATAGGGTCTTGAAAGAAATATTTGAAGTTTTTTTGAACAAATCTAGAGTAATCTATGCTAAACTGGATTTGAACAGGACAACTGGAAGACCAACATTTACCGCTTCTGCTGGTGGTGGGACATCTTTGGTAAGAAACCTTTATTTAAGAACATCTAACTATGCGACAAGAACAGACGATAGAATTGGTTTTCAGGTAAGTTAAATGGATAAAAATATTCAAGGTTTTATCAAAGAGTTTAAAGGTAAAGAGTTTAAAGACTTTGTATTATTTGTATTTAAAAAAATGCAAAAAGATATTGATTTAAAAAAGAAAAAGCAGGATAAGGATAAATATATAAAGGTCAGACAAAATTTTTTAAATTATATTATTGCAAACGAAAAAGCAATAACTATTGAACTCAATAAGAAATATAAGTAATGAAAAGTTTTTTCCAATTTTTAACAGAAACAACTGCTTCCCAACAGGCAGCAAGACTTGGGTTGCAAGGTGATGGGCACGGCGGATGGTATGATAGAAAAACGGGAGAGTTTGTCGCAAAGACTGAAAAAGGTAGGTTGAAGTTTTATAATAAGCGTCAAGGAATTGGTAAAGATCCTGCTCAGACAGAGACTGAAAAGAATATCTCAGATCCAAATTTTGTAGATCCCGTATTACAACAACAGCAAGCACCTGCTCCTCAACCAGTTGCTCAGGAAGCACCACCTGTAAATTTCCTTCCTGTTGAAAAGACAAAAGGAACATTAACGATTGCATTTGGTCGTTTCAATCCTCCACATCTGGGACATCTTCAACTGATGGATACTGCTGCTGCATCGGCAGAGCAAGAAGGTAGTGACTATATGATTATTCCTTCTCGTACACAAGATAAGAAAAAGAATCCCCTTGATGCTGATACAAAAGTTGCATTGATGAGATCAATGTTCCCTCAGCATAGTGAGAGAATTGTAAATGATGCCAACACCAGAACTATTTTTGATGTTCTTAAAAAAGCACATAATGATGGATATACGAATGTGAGAATCGTTGGTGGTGCCGATAGAGTGAATGAATTTAACAAACTTGCCAATAATTACAATGGAAATCTTTATGCCTTTGATAATATTGAGGTAGTTTCTGCTGGTGACCGAGATCCAGACTCTGATGGTGTTGAAGGTCTTTCTGCATCCAGAATGCGTCTTGCTGCTGCTGAAGGTGATTTCAAAACATTTCGTTTAGGAATGCCACCAGATATGAGACCAAAAGATGCAAGAGCAGTTTTTGATACTGTTCGTGCTGCAATGGGCATTCAAGATCAGGTTGCAGAAGTTTGGGAGATTGCACCTAAGTTTGATCAGGGTACTTTGCGCGAAAACTATGTTAGAGAAGCAATCTTTAAGATTGGGCAGTTGGTTGAGAATCTAAATACTGGTCTTATTGGACGCATTATACGTCGTGGAACTAATTACTTGATCTGTGTCACAGAAGACCATATTATGTTTAAGTCTTGGATTAAGGATGTGATGGAAGCAAAACTTACAAATAGAAGTGGTGTTCCTGCTGATCAAAGACTTGTTGGAACTGATGCATATCGTGAATATGTTGAGACGATGGTTCCTGGACGTACTTGGGGAAGACAATTCATAAATAAGTATAGAAAAAGTAAGTAATCAATCTTTCCCCAATGAGTAACAATATTTTTGAGGAACTTCCATCCAGAAAAGGTGGTGAAGCAAAACCTGGTGCAGATGCTGCTGCTGGCATTGAAAAGAAGGCAAGACAGCTTGTTTATGATTCTCGTTATGAAGTTAAAAAAATGTTGGCAGG